ACATTCAGACAAATTTCAAATAACAACTCATTGACACAAACGACATGAACTTAACAAAGAAAATACTTCTATCAGATCCGGTGGCCACGGAAGGCTTTGTCGAATTTGTGACAAAATTAGAACTAGATTGAGGAGACTTTAAGAAGGAAGTTCTGCTATACATGTGCCCTCCGAATATCCTTTTCCCCAATTAGACCAGTCTAAAACATTTTGAACCTGATATCTTTTACCTTTAAAAACAAGAATGCTGGAATATTTTCCAGGCGCCGTGGCCGTGATGACCCCTTGAAACCAAAAACTAGAGACATCGGCCAATCGAAGCGCTTCTGGAAGTCTTTGTAATGTTTTACCCGACGCTGGTTGAACGGATCCAATAGAGTTAACAACCACTTCGCTAATTACATTTTCTCCGCGAGCATTGACCGTGGGTGTTCTATTGATAAGCTGGATAGCGTCTACAAAATCAGGATCATGTAGCAACTCTGTTACATCAATTTGTGCCATTAGTTGCCGCTCTCATTAACTACATAGGTGATCGAATTTCTAAGTTGTCCGGTAACAATAAGAGATTTAGTTCCTTTAAAACCTTGTGACTCTCTAATTTTTAAAGTCGCTTCAGAAGGACCGGCAATACCAATTTGATTATTGATAGTTTTTTTAATCGAATTAGAAGCAATAATTCCAGCTCGGTTGTAATAAAGATAAAGAGATTGTAATCCTTTAGATAAAACATTTTTAGCAGCTAACTTAAATTGTTCAGCAATTTGATCTTGCGCTGCTTTAATTCCAATCGCCATTACAGGTCGTGGTGGAATATTATTTTGTGGGCTACCAAACTCATTGATAGCTAAAATAGTCGCATTATTAATCGGCTCATCAACAACAGTTGATCTATCCGAAGTAGATGCTGGAATGCCAACTAAAACAGCATCACCTTTAAATTTAGAAATAGTTTCATTAAATTTTTTAGTGAAATCTGCTGTTACTTTTAGACTCATAATTGTCTACACCCAGCACCAAAAATTTTAATCAATCTATAAAGCTGAATCCCATAGGTAGTTCTATTCCACCATCCAGCATCTTTTTCTGAAGACACTGTGGAATCATATCCAACGGTAACTGATCCAACTGTTTTATTATTCGCAATACCACCTGATTGACCAGGAGATCCACCGACAGAAGCGGCTTTTACATTTTGTGTGGCTATGACTATTTCGTGAGCTACATAGAGCTGAACGCCTAGTTCCCATACGTCTCCCCATAAATCTTCTGGGAGCATCGTCTCTGCAAGCGTAGTCCAAAAAAGAATCATTGAATTTGGATATACAACGGTATCGGCAAATTCTGGAAAATTAATTCTGAAAGCCGATATATCCACAATTTATATTACCTTTTCTTTTTTTTGCTCGAAGATTTTTCTTTCACTTCTTCTAAAACTTTAACTTCTTCTTCTATAACTTCTTCTACAGGTAATTTTTCTTCTTTAGGCAAAAATTTAGATGCTAATTCTTTTTTTCTAATTAGATCTTCTGTAACTGGAGCTAATGTTGATTCAATTAAACCAACTTTTTTATAAAGCAAAAAAGTTTCATCTTGAGAAAGAGACTCAAGAACGTCCTCTGAGAGTTCATTCACTCCCAGAGGATAATCTTTTTTATTTAAACAAACTGCCTGTTTAAATTTAAAATACATTATTAAATTCCGTCTGCGTATCTAACGGTTTCTGGATAAACGAATTCCATTTCTCCAAAAGCCCAAAGATAAGGAGCAGTAAAGCGAAGACCTTGATAGTAAGCTGTTTCACGTCGGATAGGCACCATTGGGAAGCGTACTCTATCTTCTTCGTTTGTATAAACAACCATACGATCTGCGGAATCAACTCCACGACCTGCTAACCATTTAACTGGCTGAACATCAAGTTCGCTGCCGTTAATGTTTAGACTAATGCTATTCTCTTTCAAGAATTTCAAGATCGAAACATTTCCTGCTGAGCTAACTTTTTGTGAAGCAATATAGGAAAATTGAGCAGGTGGTAAAAGTAATTTACCAGGACAAACTGCATAAGCAGCTGCTGCCCAAGATGCACTAAGTAGGCTGTTAACATCTGCTAAAATTTCATCAGGTGTTTTTTGTGCCCAAAGTTTAGAACCAGAAACTCCAGTAGCAACGGTGTCTACTGTAACGCCTGCATTGTTTACAAGACCGGTTGCACCAACTTCAGTTGCACCAATATAAACCATTTGATCTGTATTCATTTGGTAAAGAGTATTAAGTGCATTGATTTTTTGAGCATCAATTGGCTGACCAGTTAATTGTGAACGCTCAAGCTCAACCGAAGTATAAGTTACTTCACGAGCAAGTAAGCGAAGTGGCAATATAATTTTATTTCCATTGATATCAACACCAGGAATTGCAGTAGTTTCTGCAGATACAAAAGGCATGTTACCGCCAACTTTCAATGTACCGGCACCAGCAAATGCGGCTTGAATGAAAGAAGTGCTTTCTTGAGCCATAGTGATTCCAGCGCGGAGTTTAATATCTCTGCTCCAGCTAACACTAACTAGTGGTTGATATAATCGTTGGTCTAAATTTTCGAGCTGATTTACATAGTAAGCCAACGCCGAGTCTTGTGTTCTAAATCTTCGTATAATTTGTGGCATTTTATTTTTCTCCCTTAAAAATTAATTATCGTGCAACTCTAATTTCGGCGTTATTGTCAGCGTCTTTTCCATCGCTAGCCCAAATAACATTATCAAGCAAAATTGCATTTGATCCATCATCAGTAGTTCTAAATTCGCCTACATTGATTCCGCCGTTTGCAACTGTTTGAACATATACTGCGCCACCACGAGCGGGAGTTCCGCTTGTGCAAAGAACAGAACAATATCCTCTAACCATAAGGCCTTGAGGAGCGTCTGGATTAGGAATGTTATCCGAAAAACCACCAAGAGCGTTTCCGCTAATGCTAGGAACTTCACGAATCAAAACTCCTGCGAAATCGGCTGGAACTTCTGCTCCACCATTAAATTGTTGAATACCACCAGAAACATATTTCATGGGGATACCAAATTTTTGTGCATAAACAGAAGAAGCAGCAACAAGCATTGCTGGCTCTACGTTTGATTCATCTGTTCGAGTAACATCTCCTGCGACTCCGTTGGGTGCTGTAAGTAAATATGCTGGCATATTAAATTCTCCTTTTTATTAAGCCTGTTTTTTCCAAAATTTTTCGTTAATTTCATTCATCTTCTCAGGAGTCACAGCACCCTTGAATGGAGAGCTTTCAGTATCTTGAGTTAATGAACTTTGTTTGGTCTTAGAAAAATCCGAAGACCTTTTTGCTTTTAAAACTTCTGATGCTGCCATGAAAAGCTCTGCTGAATCAAAAGTAGGCTTGCCACCGGTAAGGGCATCAATAACTTTTTTGCCTTCATCGGTCGAATAAGCAGTTTTAAGAGCTTTAGCTTTTGCATTTTTAACATTTGTATTCATACCAGGAGCTAAAATTTCAATTCTAGAAATTGCATCGCCTGTCATGGTGCTTTCTTCAAAATCTTCATCTTCAGATTCGAGATCTTCTTTTTTATCGGCAGCAACAGATTCGTGCTCAAGAAGTTTAGCAACTGAAGCCTCCAAAGCCTTAAGTCGATCTTCAAGAGAAGCATTAACTTCTTCATCTTTAGCGTCTTCTTTTTTTGGATCTTCTTTTTTCTCAACATCTTTAGATTCACCCATAGATTTTACTTTTTCAGCCAAAGCATCACACATTTTTACGAGTTCATCGTAAGCGCTAAGACTTGGACTCTCTTCTTTAAGGGCGTCTTTAGATTTTTCTTCTTCTTTTTTTTCAACGGGAGCTTCATCCGCAGCAACTTTCATTGCCTCATCTTGAGCTTTCGCGAAAATGGCTTTGATTTTATCAGTCAATTTCATTTTTTCTATTACCTTTCCTTTATGGTCATTAATTGCGTATGAAGATCCCGCTCGCCCCTGATCAACAAGGGCTAAATGGTTTCCTATAATTCTAGTTTGTCTACCCTCGCCCTCACCCTCTTGAATATAATTGGCTTCGTATCCGCATGATACTTCTCTCAAACCATTTTTCACAAGGTTGATTGCAATAATATCCGTGATTAGAAGATCGGCAATCAAGTCATTCTTTTGATCACCTTCACCTCTACGAACATTTTGGATCACACCTTTTGCTAGGCGCGACCAATTTTCTGGAGTAACAAATTCAGTCGGATGGGTAATAGTAATAGGTTTGCCTTCAAATGAAGCCATCGTTTTTTTATTGAAAACTTCATTCTCTGTTCTATTGATAATTACTTTTCCGGTTTCATCTGGTTCTAATGGAGTTTCATTAGGTCCATATTCCATTTCACCAGTACGAGCAATCGGAACACCTATACATACTAAAAACCCTTCATTGGTCTCATGCATGTTCTCCGAAATTTTCGAAGTGGTGTAAAAATACTTCACTTAACAGCTGGCTCCTGCTCTGGAACTAATTTTAAATTAGGCTCTTTTTCTTCTAATTTTTTTAGCCAAAATTCCAATTCAGATATTTGTCCTACAATGGAATTTGCTTTAGCAATAGCTGAAGCTTTGGCTTGTTCTAAAAATTCTAATCTTTTTTGAATTTCTTCTTTTGTCATATTAAGCTGCGCTTGTTACGAGTTTCCAAACTGGAGTAGTGATTAAGCTACCTTGTAAGTACATTTTACCAGTTGTGATATTAATATAGATCGAACCAGGTCCAGCAAAGTTATCACCAGTAGTTCCATCAACAGGTGCTCCTGCACCACTCATAAACACAACATCATTGGAATATCTAGCATCAGCTTTTTTATAAGCTTGAGAAAATGATTCATGACCGGCTTGAACTTGAAGTTTTAAATCCATTCCATAATCAAATCCAGACGCAGCGGTTGAATTGAGCATCATGATACCAAAACCAGCACGTGCATTCGTTGCTCCGCCATCGCCATCAAGATAGGCCATAACAGCTGCATCAGCAGTTGTAGTTGTGTCGCCAATAATTCCTAGGACACCACATTTTGGCATCAAGCTAGCGTTAGTGCCTGTAACTCCGTAGTAACCTACAGTACCGGCATTGAAACTTTGTGTTTGAGCAAGATCATCTCCATTAACGTATCCACGAAGACCATATGCAGAAGAAGGTTCTGCGAAATCATCGCTACCAAATCCTGATGCAACAGTTGCGGTTGCTTGAAAAGCAGCGCCTGTGATATCGCCTTCTTCTGAAAATTCTGTTTCAACTCCAGGTACTCCATCAATAGGGAGCATATAATTAATTGAAACTTCACCAAACTGATTTTCTAAAACCATTTTCGCTTTTAGCGGATTAAGTGCCATTCATTTCTCCTTAAAAATTTTTGTGGGATAAAATTAAAAAATTGACTTCCCCTCATCATCGACCATCTCATTATCAAGTGAAATAGGAAACCCTGTCTAGTACACAAATCATTATTCGTTATCAAAAACTGGTTCTGCAAAGCATCTACACCTTGGAAATGTACCAGGATGACCCGTCGTTCCATCATCTAAAGTGGGGGGATTATCCCATGAAAAAATCATGCCCTGCATTTTTTTACCCTTATATGTTTTATGTGAATCTCTAACAGCTCCGTCACCTGAATTATGCCAACGGTATTGATTACTTCCAACTGCCATGGCTCTAGATTGATTGATGGCAGCATTCGCTCTAGCCGTTTCAGTAACAGCGATTAATTTTGCCCTAGATATAGCAACCTCAGTGGTTAACCCTAATTGTTTTTGAAGCTCGGCAACCGTATCCTGATTTGCCTCGGCTCTCATTCCTTTTAAAAATGATTCATAAGCAATTTTTTGAGCTCTAAGACCAGCCTCTAAAGGAATTGATTTTATGAGCCCCACTTGCTCATTTAAAAGTTTAAGAGCAACTGCACCCACATCTTTTTCAGCCACGTTTAACTTTAAAGCGGTTGAAATGGCTTTAGAACTTTGTTTATAGGCTCGCTTATTTGATTTTTGAACCTGATCAATAAGCTTAGCGCTTTGTCTTGCGGCCCATGGACCGATAGCATCCGAATAGGCTTTCAATGCTGCCTGCATTTTTTTGGGGTCAGTTATTTTAGTTCCATCAATGTGTCGATCAACAATATGACCGGATGACTCGGCTACTCTTTTTAAAGACCTATAAAAATCACGCTCTGCCTTTGAGCTTGGCTTAAACTTACCTTTAATAGTCTTTTTAGCATCAAGGCTTAGGCTTCTCATTTTGAATCAATATTTTTTACCGGTTCCTTTGGGTCATCTAATTCGCCTGGAAGCGGAGGGAGCTCCTCGCTATCGGCTTTATCAATTTCTTCATCGGAAATGTTACTGAATAAACCAGTGTCTCCAGATGATTCTCTTAATTCCTGCATAGCCGTTTTTCTAGATGTTAAACCAGACTCATAAGCTCCAATAATGGCCTCGGTGTTTGTTTTTCCAATCGTAGCCTTATCAAGAGCCGACATTTGCCAAAGAGGTACGAATTCAAATTGTAAATCTTTAGGCGCTGGCTTTCCATAAACCGATCTCCATAGAACTTGCAAAATTAATTGCCATCCCGTTCTGAGAGTTGATTCTTGCTGTGCCTTTATATTGTCATAGTACATTCTGATATCAGATTCACCCGTCGCATTCATACCAGCTGGGCTTTGTCCAAAAAGACGGACTAAAGGAATTCCAGATGCACCGGAAAGTTGCTGACCGAACTGAATAATCATGTCACCTAGACCGGCAAAACTATAAGCGCTTGATTGATATTCATCATCTTTATCCAAAAGAGTTAAGCCTTCATTTACTTGAAGAAGTCTCATCATTTCAAACTGCGAAACAAGCGCTTGCTGAGCTGCGCCTCCTGCTGCCAAAATTTCTCTTAATCCGTTGATGCCAACCATTCTTAAATTAGCTCTATCTACTAAAGAAGCAGCGCTCATGGTGACGTTATCAAAAGCAATGAGTCTATCCCATAGTCGCTCTAAAATACTTTCGCCCCACATCATTTCAGTAATGGCCTGAAAATAAGGAAGCTGAATTCCAATGTCTCTTACAATTCTAGAATGATGAACGTTAATTATCCCTCGATTAGATCTTGGGTCAACGTCCGCCGATGTCATACCTGTAACAATTTGATACATGGCAGGTAGTCCCATATTAGGACCAGATTGAATCACTTTTGTTAAAACAGGGTTTAATTGCCATCTGTCATAAACCACAAGACCCAAGAATTGATCTTGTGAAATAGAATCTAAGTTAAGAGGAGTCTCTGGATTTTGACCTTCAATATCTAATACCGCAATTGCTCCGCCGTATAATCTACTCCATTTTTTTAAATTACAAAGAGACTGAGCAATTTGAAGTCTTGATACAGCATTCATCAAATCGCGAATGTCAGCATCATCTTCATTTGTGGTTACGTTAATACCTGCACGAGTCATGTCTTCCGCGACAGAATCCACCACAGCACCGACCACCCAGCTACCACGATAAGCAGCCTCAAGTTTAATCCTATTTCGTGTGACAAGGTTAAATTCATAAGTACCAGCGGATAAAGTATTATCGTTTTGTAGACCGATGCGTGAAACAAAATTATCAAATCCATCTATAGTGCGCGTTGCCTTTATTTCGGCAGCTTTAGCCATTTCATCGGTTGTAAAAACTTTGTCTACTTTAGCTAATAAAGATTTTTCTTCGCTCATGGCCCCTCTTTATCTTTTTGGAGCTAATTGCTCCCATTGACGTATGAGACTATTAGACAGTAAATCCATAACAGCATCAATAAGAGGATCCACCTGATCATCAAAGGCATGGGAATCATCGGCTGTAAAAGCCTCACACTCTGAAACAAAATCATTTGTGAAAGGAGCGTCTTCTGGAATGCAAACACACCCAGACTCTAAATAAGGAAGAGCGTCATTGGCCCTTGTGAATTTGTCCTTGTCTCTTTCAATGCCCTCAATGGGTATCCTAATAATCGATTCACCTTTTATCGATTCAGGAGTTTTAAGTGATTGAATAAGCCCTGTCCCAGATGATTTGTCCTCTACCATTAATTTTCGCAATTGCCCAAAATGATCTGTCGATCTAGCCGAGCACTTTCTCCAAAAGGCGATAGCCCTTTTTTGGAGCTCGGGGGCTTCCCATTTACCCCTGATCATATCTATTAAATAGATGCGGCCATCAATCCCTACACCCCATTCTTCAAACACAGAAAAGTCATTTCGCTCTTTAGTTTTTTGGGCTGTATCAGCAAAAATTTTACGATGTTTAATTTTAGGGAGTATCTGATACCTGATGAAATGCTCCCCCTTAATAATGTTACCACCTAGCGCTACTGGGCTTTGTTGATACTGAGAATGAAATACATGACGGCTAATTTTTTGACCATTTTGATCTGCACCGCCTCCTTCTTCCATGGCAAGGAGTTGATGAAGAGGTTCTTTATAAGGCCAGTAACTAAATCTTCCCTTTCCAT